TTCATGGAAGTTTTCAGAACCTCCAGGAGAAAGAGGATTTAAGTCAAGAGTTGTATTTTCATTTCTGGTAGAAACATCATACATGACTTGATGCATGTTATCAGGTTCTACAGAAAATGCATCTTTCCTTTCTTCTTGATGTTCTCTAATATCTTGCACCATATTTTCAATTGTCTTTTCACTCAAGACAACAGGACCAAACCATGGATCATATGAAGGCATATTAGGAGCAGGAATACCAGTAAAAGGTTTGGTTTCTTGACTCTTATAAGGACTTGTAGTATCCGACTTAGCAGGTTCTAGAACCTCTTTTACTTCAGGCCAAGACATGGGATTACCAAACTTATCTTTAAATGCAAATGTTTTTTTAATTTTGTCTAAAAAATTTCCCATGTTAGATTCGTGTCAGTTTGTCTAAGTAATTATAAGCGTAGTAAGTTCTATTACCATGTATTCCCCATCCTAACCAACCATATGCATAATACATGTAGTAGTCAATACTTTTACCAGAATACTTAAGTACTGGTTCATAATCTTTCCATTCTCTTTCCGTAATCATATAATCAAGTTGAGTACGAATAGAAGAAGGATTACCACCAGTATTTTTAGCATATCTTCCAAGACCATAATAACGACCCGGTGATGTCCATTGAATCAACCCATAACCACCACTATAGCAACGATGATAGGAAACACGATGTCCTCCTTCACAGATATTAGAAATGAAATTGGATTCTTGTTTGATATTACCCAATACTGTTGCCAGAGCATACTCATCGGTAATACCTCTTGTCTGTAAAAAGTTAAGAGTTTTCTTTTCATTTGTATTACAACTTGGACATTGCCAAGTTTTATTATCAATACTATTCAATACTTCTGGCGGATCTATAACAGGAGGTGGAACAGAAAAATCAGAAAATAGCGAAACAATCAAAAAAGGATTAATCATCATGTTCTCCAAGATAATCTAATGAATAAATTTCATGATCCTCAACATCAGGATCAAGCCACTCAAAAAACTCACAATGAATTGCATGAGCGTTCTCGACACATTCTACAGGATCATTGGCAGGAGACTGGCACAGAGTGTGCATTCTATCAACTGCCCAATCATGCGTCGTCTTCAGAGTGTCTTCCAAAGTTACCATAGTCTTTGCGCATGTAGCGTCCGAGAATATTGCTATTATAGTATGCAGGCACCCCGTTGTCAAGCGATTCAGATAGGACATTATTAAGAAAAAGTTGCTTGGTCTCCTCATAGTTACAAAGACCTTTTGATGTATGTAAACTCAGTATAACTCTACTGAAGGTCTCTTTACCATACTTCTTAAGGTCTTCTTTTAATTCTGGACAAGAACCATAATACTTCTTCCAATCAGATTCTTGTTTTACTTTTCTTTTTTTCCCTGGTGGTTTCCTAAACGACCAAAAATACTTTCTACCAATGTATTGTCGTTGGTTTGACTTATTGGTAATACAGTAAACAAACCCAAAGTAGTCCCCAATATCATCAGAATCAAAAACTCCCTCATTATATCTCCACTCATTATCGTAGCTCATACTATAGTATCTATGAGCTAATATTTATCCTTCAACCCTAACAAAGGTATTCTAATAAAAAAAGGGGGTCTTGTCAACCCCCTTGAAGAATTATGTAAGTTTTGTATCAACCTTATGTAGGAGTAAACTTGAAATTAGTCGCACGAGTATTTACACTCGGATCATACATTGGGTTATCATTCTTACGATTGGTTGGAGCAGCCTTTTTATCCTTATTGACTCTTGCCGCCATCGCTTCTGCTTCTTTCTTACGATGATACTCTTTATTAATCCTTCCCATAGCAGCACGGTTCTCATCAACTACTTCAACTTCTTCTTTACCTTCTACACGATATCCACCGGTTCTAGTTCCCTTATGCTGTTGAGGACCAGTTCTTGCTGCCTTCTTTACATCATCCGCAACTTTAGCAGCAGCAAAAGAAGCAGAACCTTTAGTTACATTTCTATCTTTCAGTTTTGCAGCTCTGGCACGATTAGCATCAGCATCCTTCTGCATCTGGTCCAAATCTGATTCCATGATTGCTTCAATCTCTTTTACTGTAAAGAGACCAGTTGCTTCTAATTCTTCTTGACGAAGTGACTTGCGACGCTTCTTCTCAATCTGTTTACGAGTAAGAACTTCTCCTTGACCACGATTGGCATCAGGATCATAGTTGCTAGGAGTAGTATAGTCGCTTCCAAAAGCCTTGATGTTAGATCTTACACGCTTAGTATGTTGCTTATTGCTCATACGACGTGAGTCTTCTTCAATTGCTTCTATCTCTTCACTCATGCGCTTCACGACCTTCTGTGCCTGGCGCTTGATGAATCCCTTGATACCACTCTTTGCCTTCTTCTTGGCGTCTGATGCTGCTGCAGAAACTGCTGCTTTTGCCTTATCAGGAGCATCCTTAACTGCTTGCTTTACTTCGCCTGCTTTCTTCTTTGCCATGCTGCCTGCTAGAGAAACGTCTACAGCGGCACTTGCTGCCTTTGCCTTAGCGGTTTTATAAGCACCCCTAGCAGCACCCTTGGCTGCCTTGACTGCCTGCCCTACCTTTCTCATACCATATCTTCTTCTGGCACCTATGGGAGCACCAGATGCTCTTGTAGGTGTAGTATCATGACCAAAAGTAACTTTTGCTTCTTCGATATATTCATCCGTTGCCGATTCAATGATATCAATTGCTTCTTCTTCGGCACATCCTTCTTCAATCAATTCATCAACCAATTCATTAAATACTTCCTCAAGAATCTCTTCGGTCAATTCTTCTTTTGGAGCATAAATTGACTCATAAAGTTCTTTCAAATTAGAATATTCTTTTTGCGATAGCGACTGCATTTTTCTAATTCATCTTTATTCTTATAAGAATATTTATAAAAAAAGAGGGTCCTATTGACCCTCCTCCTCATATACTTCATAACCATCATAATCACCAAACATAAAAGCATCTGCTTGTGCTGCTTCTTTATATGCCTGTATGGATTTTTTAAGTTTTTGATATTTTATAACTTCATGAGGAAGCCAAGGTTGAGGACCCATTTCTAACAATTTTTGATCTTCTTCAGGTAAATCAAAGTTGGAATCCTGAGAATGAATCTTTTGTGACATCTTGCTTAATACCTCCTACGATATAGGACTCGACCTCTGTTTCTTGAGGTGCTACTTGAAGACCTTTGGAGGAAATCCAGTGCTCTGTCCATGGAAGAGGATTATTCTTCGCAGGAATATCATAAATGGGTTTCATCCCAATAGCCTTCATTCTACGATTGGCAATCCACTCAACATATTGTTGAAGTAATTTATCATTCAAACCAATCATACTACCATCCTTAAACAGATACTCTGCCCAAACTTTTTCCTGATTTACGGCATTTTCAAATGTTTTAATTAACCAAGGTTCTTCTTCCTTGGCAATCTGCTTCATTTCAGGATCATCACCATTCATCCAGTTCTTTAGAATATTTTGAGTAATCACCAAGTGCTGATTTTCATCTCTGGCAATTAGTGAAATTATTTTGGCACTTCCTTCCATAAGTTTGAGCTCGCCAAAAGCAAAACTACATGCAAAACTGACGTAAAAGCGAATACCTTCAAGAATATTAACGTTTGCAACTGCTCTGTAGAGTTTGCGCTTGAGTTCATACCTTGCCTCTTTTGCGTAAGGAACTTGTTCTAATGCATGTAACCACTCATCAGAATTTCCATACTGTTGGGCACTATTAATGAAATCATTATAAGCATGTGTAACACTATGGGCACGCTCTAAGATACGCTCCTCTTTGAGGATAGTATCAAATACCTCAGAAGGATCTGAATACACATTCTTAATAATGTAAGTGTAAGAGCGACTATGGATCATCTCCATAAACTCCCACACCTTCATACATGCTTCCAATTCTGGAAGAGAACAATAGGGAGCAAATGCCATACCAGGACCACGACCCTGAACAGAGTCGAGCATAATCTGATACTTCAGGTTAGAAGTAAAGATATGCTTCTGCTCTGGACGCAGAGTGTGATAATCAGCACGATCTTTCTGGAGAGAGACCTCTTCAGGTCTCCAGAAATAACCAAGTTGTTGAGTTGTGAGTTTATCAAACACTGGGTATTTGTATGAATCATATCTTTGGACTCCCAGTGGTTTTCCAAAGAACATTGGTTGTTTCTTTGTATCGACTTGTTCTGAATTAAAAACAGTCATTTGACTAATTGATCTATTATCTTCCATACTTCTCTTAAATTTTACAAGACTCACAGTCTTCCTCCGTGGTGTTTTCGATATCACAAATTAAATTATCTAATGCTGACTTTGTTTCTTCTAACTCATCATTTTTATTATCATATGTGTTTTGATAATAACTTGTCTTCCAACCGTACTTATATGTAGTCAGAAGATCTTGTGCCCAAAGTGAAATGGGGATTTCACCATTTTCATGATGCTGTGGATTGTAACTCCAGTTACCAGAAATAGCCTGGTCAAAGAATTTTTGCATCACAGCAACAATATTAATATAACCACGATTGGACTCCATATCCCAAAGAAGAGTATAATTGCTTTTAAGACTGCTATATTGTGGGACAATCTGCTTGAGAACTCCTTTCTTCGACTTTTTAACGGACAGGAAGGCGCGGGGGGGTTCAATTCCATTTGTCGCATTTGACACAACGGAACTGCTCTCCGATGGCATCTGTGCGGACAATGTTGAGTTCCTAACACCATACTGTTTGACATCCTCTCTAAGACTGTCCCAATCGTAGTGAAGCTCATTCGGTATAATCTCATCTACATCCTTCTTGTATGTATCAATTGGCAAAATACCATTTCCATATTTTGTTCGACTATTATACTCACAAGCACCCTTTTCTTTTGCAAGGTTTACTGTAGCACGAATTAGATAATATTGGAATGCCTCTGATAAATCATGAACAAGTTGCCAGGCATGTGGGTCATCATAGAACCACCCGTGCTTGGCAAGATAGTGTGCCAGACCAATATATCCTATTCCAAGTGAACGACGTGCTCTTGTGGCAATTTCTGCTGCTTTAACGGGGTATTGCTGAAAATCAATAAGTTCATCAAGACTCCTAACTGCAAGATCGCAAAGAACATCAAGATCCTCCAAAGTCCTAATTTTGCCAACATTAATAGCACTAAGAATGCAGAGAGCAATTTCACCATCTTCGTCGTCAATATGATTGATTGGTTTGGTTGGAAGTGTAATTTCTTGACACAGATTGCTCATCTCAACTTTATCCATAAAGGATGAGTGAGAGTTGCAGTGGTCAATATTCATAATATAGAGTCTACCAGTTTCTGCTCTTTCTTTCAAGATGTCCAGAAATAATTTTTGAGCACTAATAGTCTTGCGTGGAATTGATCCATCAGATTCATAATTTGTATAAATGTCATCAAACTCATCAGTGCCAAAAGCATCATAAAGACCTGGTACATCGTGAGGACTGAAGAGGGAGATGTCTTCGTTTTTGATAAATCGCTCATAGAATAACTTGGAGATTTGGATCGAATAATCAAGTTTTCTTACACGATTATCTTCGGTTCCCTTATTGTTTTTCAGAACAATAATATCTTCTATTTCTTGGTGCCAGATAGGGAAATGCACAGTTGCGCTACCTCCCCTGATACCATTTTGTGTACAGCATCGCACAGTTGACTCAAACTTTTTAAGGAATGGGACGACTCCTGTGTGCTGTACTTCACCTCCACGGATTTTAGCGTTGATGCCACGGATTCTACCCGCGTTGATACCGATTCCCGCCCTTTGTGCAACATATTTGCCGATAGCCATATCAGAACTAAAGATGCTATCGAGGGAGTCATCAACATCAACAAGAACACAGCTAGCATATTGTCGAAGTGGAGTTCGC